TCCAATTGACTTAAGAGGAAAGTCTAACGACGAAATCATTCGTGTATTTCAGTTAATGGGTCCTGATGACAACATCATTGTTACAAAAGACAATGCTGGGAATATCAACCTAAAAACTAATGAAGACGAATATATGATTGTTGGAGAATCTGAAGAAGAACAAATGGGAATGTACATGGATGAAGAAATGTACATGGATGAAGAAGATGAAATGGATATGGACTCAGAAGAGGACATGGATATGGATGATTCTGATGAATCTATGGAAGATATCATCAATTCTGTTTTCAACGATGAAGAAGACCTTCCAGAACCACCTGAAGAGGAAAGACCTGGTGGAATGTTCTATGAAATTGAAATGGACGTAGAAGATTTAGAAGAAGAAGATGATGTTATGTATGAAATCACTTTAGGTGAAGATTCTGATTCTGAAGAAGAAGAAGGAGAAGAAGAAGACCCGTATATGATGGAATCTAAAAAATCTAAAACTCCTAAGACAGGTAAAGCGTCAAGTTTCAAATATAGTACAAAACCAAATATGGACGGTGGATTCGAAATACCAAAAAGAAAGAAAACAAACACATCAATGGGTACAGGTTCAGCTAAAAAAGTTGACGTATACAAAGATGATGAGACTCTTGATGGTAAGATGAAAATCGTTAAAGGTAAAAAATCAGAAACAAAAGAAGCGTCACGTACTTATGGTAACGGTTCTAAATCAGGTCGTGGTTTAAGAAAAGGAATCACCCCTAACAGAAATTTAGAATTCCCAATCAAAGAGAGCGTGTACGGTGAAGAAGTACAAGTACTTAGAGAAAAAAATGAAGAGTACAGAAAAGCACTTAACGTATTCAGAAACAAACTAAACGAAGTCGCTGTGTTTAATTCAAACCTAGCTTACGCAACTCGTTTGTTCACTGAACACTCAACATCTAAACAAGAGAAAATTAACATCTTGAAAAGATTTGACGGTGTAGAGTCTCTTAAAGAATCTAAAAACTTGTACAAGACAATCAAAGATGAACTTTCAGTTAAGACAAGTCAACCAATGAACGAATCAATTGAACGTAAAATTGAAAACGTTCAAAACACAGGTTCAGCAGTTAACTTGATTGAGTCTAAAACTTACGAGAATCCTCAGTTCTTAAGAATGAAAGATTTGATGTCAAAATTAAAATAAAAATAAACTAAAAAATAAAACAACCAAAAAAAATGGGAGCATTATTAGAATCAGGTCTTGTTGGTAACATTGGGTTAAAACACCTTAAAGTTATCAAAGAAGATACTATCAGCAAATGGGACAAATTAGGGTTCCTAGAAGGTCTTAAAGGCCACCTAAAAGAAAATGTAGCACAATTGTATGAAAACCAAGCGTCACATTTGATTAACGAAGCGACTTCGGAAGGTTCTTCAGGTTCATTTGAAACTGTTGTATTCCCAATCGTTAGACGTGTGTTCTCTAAATTGTTAGCGAACGAAATCGTTTCTGTACAAGCTATGAACTTACCAATCGGTAAATTGTTCTACTTTATACCTAAAATCCAAGGATACTCAGGTGGTTCTGCTACTTCAAGTGGTGAGCACTACGCACCAATCGGTTCTCCTGGAAACTATCCTGGTAATCCTGATGCAGGTTACCAAGGTGCTGGAGCTTACGCTAAAAACCTTTACGATTTATTCTACGAAGGAAACGAAGCAGCTCTTGACCCACCTGGATTGTTTGACTACTCTAAAGGTCGTTGGGAGGCTATCACTGCAGCAACTACAGTTGTTAAGTGGGTTAACGGTTTTATGTTACCTGCTAACGCAAGTGATGACCCAGATTACATCGGTAACAAGAGAAAAGTATTGTTGAAAATGTGTGGTTTTGCTAACACAGGTGTTGGTAAAATGATTGGTCCTGACGGTAACGAGTATGACACAGAATCTTTCTTGTCTGACCTTATCGTTTACGCACAATCAGGATTGAAAATTTCTGCGACATCTCCATGTACAGTTTCTTCAGGTCCTCTATTGTTCAGAGTAGTAACTCAAAAATATGGTCAAGGAATTGTTACTCCTAACTACAATCAAGCAACAGCAGCGTTCTCTACTCAAGGTAACGGTGGTGATTATAATAACGTTTGTGACGTTAACGGTTGTATCTATCTTGAAGTAGACCTTTCTTGTCCAGCATGTCCTACATGTGGAAGTGACACTATTGACGGTTACACAGGAACTACTATCACTGGTATTACTTCAGGTACTTCTTTCGGAACTGCGTTCAGACGTTACGAAGAATTAGAATTCGAAGACAAAATTGGTGAAGTTTCTTTCGACCTTCAATCTGTAACTGTTACAGTTACTGAAAGAAAGTTAAGAGCACAATGGTCTCCTGAATTAGCTCAAGACGTTGCAGCATTCCACAACATCGACGCTGAAGCTGAATTAACAGCTTTATTGTCTGAACAAGTTGCGGCTGAAATTGACCGTGAAATCCTTCGTGATTTACGTAAAGGTGCAGCTTGGAACTTACGTTGGGACTACAACGGATGGAGAAGATTAGCAAACACTACTTCTTACACTCAGAAAGACTGGAACCAAACTTTGATTACAGCAATCAACCAATTATCTGCACAAATCCACAAGTCAACTCTTCGTGGTGGAGCTAACTGGATTGTTGTTTCTTCTGAAGTTTCAGCTATCTTTGATGACTTAGAATACTTCCACGTATCTAACGCATCTCCTGAGCAAGACCAATATAACATGGGTATTGAAAGAGTAGGTACTTTAGCTGGTCGTTACCAAGTTTATCGTGACCCATACTTCCCACCAAACCAAGTATTGGTTGGACACAAAGGAACGTCATTGTTAGACACTGGTTACATCTACGCACCGTATGTACCACTTCAATTAACTCCAACTATGTACAATCCGTTCAACTTTACACCGATAAAAGGTATTATGACCCGTTACGCAAAAAAGATGGTGAATAATAGATTTTACGGCAGAATTACTGTTGATGGTGTTCGTACATTCGATTTAAGAGAATTGAGATAATCAAAATCTTAAAAAATAATAAAAAAGGTCAGAGAAATCTGACCTTTTTTTATATATATTTGTAAACAATCAAGTTTATGGTTGTATTTATAATATATGAAGAAAATAGTATTAGAAAAATCAGTTGTTGATGAAATTTTAAGATTATATAATGATGAGATGTTAGGTTCACCATCTATATCTGAAAAATTAAATATTACTAAACAAGTGGTGTTAAGAACACTAAAAGAAAACGGTGCTGTCATTGGACCTTCTGGTAGAAAATTTAAAGGTGGAAAATCTGAATCAGATAAACGACATTATTTTAAAAATAGAGAAAAACGATTACAATATTTTTCCGATTGGCAAAAAGATAATAGAGACCGTCTAAATGATTACCATCAAAAATGGAGGGAAAAAAATATTGATAAACATAGAGAATACAAACGTAAGTACGAAAAACATCGTAAGGATACTGACCCCATCTATAAACTAATCAGTAATTTCAGGACTGCGATATATCAGGTGTTGAAGGAGAATAATGTGGATAAGAACGGTCATTACTTTGAGGTTCTTAAGTACACACCTGAGGAATTGATTATTCATTTGGAGAAACAATTCACTGATGGTATGACTTGGGATAACTATGGTCAATGGCATGTTGACCATAAATTACCAATAACGCATTTTAATATTAATGAGATTGGTGATGACGAGTTTATGAAGTGTTGGTCATTGAGTAATTTACAACCGTTGTGGGGGGATGAGAATATTCGCAAATCAAACAAAATTTTGTGATATTTATATGAATAATGAAAAATACATCACATTTAGAAAACGTATCTGACAGGATTATTATTTTAATTTGTAAAGAAATTCTTAAGCAGACTGAAGAACATAATTTAGACGATAGAAAATTTATTAAGGTGTGTGATGATGTTTCTGTTAAGTTATTTGGTGATACTATGAATCACATTGACGTTGATTACATGTCAAAAATTTTGGAAATAAATCCTGATATTTTGAGTAATGATAAGGATGTGAAACTTTTAAGACCTGAGTTGAATATTTTTAGATTTGATTATATTGAGAAACGAACTGAATGGAGGTTGAATACTTACACTCATGAGATGGGTACTTATCATGATGATATTGAACCTATTGTTGATTTTATGTCAATGGAGGGTGAATTTGACTATTGGGATTCAATAAATACGGATAGTGATATTTTAGATTCCGATATTGATGACACGTATCTTAATAGAAAAAGTATTGTAAAAATTAATTAATATATTTAAAAACATTTAATTTTTACCATATTTATCAATGATAAATCCCTCTTCTTTATGGTAAAAAAAGTTAAATTTCGCTTCTCTAATGATAAAACTATTTATGATTTGAATATGTCTGTTCCTGATTTTAAAAAGACTGATGAAAATGTTTCTGAGGTTCACGGTGATTATAGGGGGACTTACATTATTTTAAGTAAAAATGAGTATGAAAAAATTCTTAATTAGTTTAATTTTATTAATTCCTTTATTTGTTTTTGGGCAGTTAAGGGATTCTGTGTTGGTTAAATCACCTATTTTCAAGGTTATGTATTCTGAGACATTGCAACAACCTAAATGGATTGAGTATCATGTTGCGTGTGGTGAGGGGGATTTTTCTCGTAAGGGATTGGACTTTTATGTTTGTGATTCTGTTAAGACATCTGACGGTGGTGATTATGAGGGTAATGTTTGGGACAAGGGTCATTTGGCTCCTGCTGCTGACTTCAACTGTAACAAGGATTATTTGAAAATGACTTTTTCATATTTGAATTGTGTGTTACAACATGAGAAGTTGAATCGTGGGGCTTGGAGGTTGCTTGAGGCGTATGAAAGAGATTTGGCAAAGAAGTATTCTGTTGATGTTAAAATAAAGATGGTTTATTCAAAGAAATCTATGGTCTTGAAAGAGTGGGGCAACTGTTCCTGATGGGTTCTATAAAACGATTAAGTATAATAAGGTTGTTGAGGTTTATTATTTTAAAAATGAACCACCGATAACTAATGAGTATAAAAAATATAAGATTAAATAATTTTGGGGTTAATGACCTCAATTTTTTTTGATATAAGAGATATTTATTTAAAAACATATTTAAATGGAAAATGTTAATGATATATTAAAACGTCAACTTTTGTTGATGAAATTTGATTCGGGTGTTACCTTGAAGGAAAACCATGAAAAGGTTTTGGGTTTAATTAATGAAGAAAAAATTGGTAATGTTGAGGTATCTTATAATAGAAGAACTTTAAAAGTAATTAATGATTTTACAATAGAGTGTAGAAAAGGTGGTAGTGATGATTTAAAATTATTTTCCGGAACAATCTTTGTAAAAAGAAATGATGAATCTTTAATTGCTAAAAATGCTCATTACCAATTTATGACTGACTATACGAATGACCCGGTGGAAGAAATTAACGGAGATGTCACATATTTTTGTACTGAAAAACAATTTATGACTCAAGGTAGAAACCTGACTTATAAGTTTGAAAGTGGAGACCCATCATTCCAATCACAAAAAGCATTTGATAATTTATGTAGTGAGTTACCAGGTGATGAAACCACTACAACCCAAGAAATTCCTACAAATCAAGAAGCGGGAAATACTGAACAAAAACAAAGTAGTGATGGGTATACTCACGCTAAACAAGGATGGACTATGGAAAGTGTGAAAATAAAATTCCCTTGTTTGAGTGGTAATGATTTTGCTTGGAATGATGTAATGAATGACGGTAATGGTGATGTTGTTAAATTAAATTTGGGCAAAAATAGAGAGGGTGGTCAAATTTACGGTAAATTATATCTTCAAGATGGATATATGAATTTATGGGGCCCACCATATACAAAAGTTGGGGCGGATAATTATTATATGACATGTAATACTAATGGTAAATTGGGTTTTATGACAGGTCAAAATTTTTATAAGACAAATTCGTCAACTAAAGGACCACAAATGGAGTCAGTGAATAAATTTGGTAAACTTATAAAAGAGGATATTGATTTGGAAGTAATCAATGCTGCCGGTGGTGTTGGTGGTAGTAGTGGTAGTGACGGAAGTGGTACTAATGCTCCAAGAGCTCCAAGACCAAAGGTTGATGTAACACCATTGGTAAAAGAAGTACAAAACAAACTTAAAGAACTTGACCCAACTGCGGTTGTTTCGGGTACAATGGACCAAGAGACAATTAACAAAATAATGTTACAAATAAACAAAATAGTTGAGAAACAGAATAAAGAAGCTGAAGCAAAACGTATAGAAGACGAAAGAGTTGCGACAATTCAAACTGTGGACAGCGCCATATCAACAACTGACTTATAATGAATAAATTTATCATATCTGAATCAGAACGTTCTGAAATATTAAAAAAACACTCAACATATAAACAATATTTGGTTGAGAATGTTACTAATTACTCTTTGCAAGATTTGCAAACTGTATTACAAACTAAATTGGGTCTTAGTTTAGGAAAGTCTGGTGTTGACGGTAGATTTGGTAAAATGACCAAAGCTGCCATCATCCAAGGTCTTGACATGGTTAAAAATCAAGTTAATCCTGTAGTACCTGTAGTACCTGTTGAGACAATTAAAACAACTGGAGGAACACCTGAAGGAACACCTGGAGGAACACCTGGAGTAACTGTTGACCCAACTAAGGATGGTGGTGTTAATACCGCGAATGCTAACACTGAAGGTTCTAAAGAAGAAACTACGGATAGTACAAAAATAACTTAATTATAACAAGGATTCTACCAATTTACTTGCGGTAGAATAATTTGTTGCAAGTGGTATATCGTGAACGTTACAAATTCTTAATAACATACTAACATCCACTTGGTGTGGATGAACAACTAAAGGGTCAATAAAGAAAATAACCATATTGACCTTTTTTTCTGTTATTAAAGATGCTATTTGGGCATCACCCCCCATTGGACCACTTAACATCCTTTGAACCTTCTGTAATCCCGCATGTATCAGGTGTTTACCTGTTGTACCTGTTGCGATTACTTCAACGCTCTCTGATGTGAAGAAATCAAGTCGTTTCATGACGAATGAGACCATATCGGCCTTCTTACCATCATGAGATATCAGAGCTATCTTTATCTTGTCCTGCATGGTCCTTTTCTGTTAAAATTCTTATTGTTTTTGATATTACCTCAGCTTCAATTAGTGAATATGCTCCCGCTCTATATGCGTGGGATACGGCTTCAAGTAATAGGTATTGTGCGTTTGGTTTATCTAATGATAATAACATCACCTCAAGTTGTTCGGGTGTGTGCATGGTAATTGTACCAAAAAGTTTTGCGAATGTATTTTCCATGTATTGAAATATTTATATAATAATAACTTACCTAATTGTAATGATAAAGAATTTAGACAAGATAATCAAACGAGTTTTAAAAGAAGCAACTGGAACGGGTGGTGGAAGTAGAGGTTCGTATAGTTTACCTGTTCAACCGGGTGTTCGACTTTTTGATAAGTCACAACTTGCACCATTTACAGATGAGGTGTCTAAGTATATTGACGCTGAATTGGAATATGATAGTTATGATGGTACGATGAGTACACCAAAAAAAGAAATTAAAAAAATAGAAGCCAAGTCAAAGAAGATTTCAAAATATAAAAAGGACCATCCTACTCAAAATGATGATGATGGTGATATTTTAAACAGGTATTCAGGAGATAAGAAAATTAAAACTGATATCTCTAAACCTTTTATTAGTGAGGATTTGGCTGTATGGTTTGGAACTAAAAAGAAGCCTAAGGGGAGTAGTCAACCAAAAGGTCCTTGGGTTAATATTTGTCGTAAAGATAAAGATGGTAAACATCCACCATGTGGAAGACCTGAAGCATCGGATAAAGCATATCCTAAATGTCGTGCGGCAGGTGTTGCTGGTAAAATGTCTGACTCTGAAAAACGTTCAGCATGTCAACAAAAAAGAAAAGCTGAAAAAACACATCCTAAATCAGGTACGGGAAACAAGCCAAAGATGGTATCATATAAAACAAATGAAAATATGTCAAAGAGAATTACAATAACAGAATTACAATTACAAAGTTTGGTACATTACCTTAATGAACAAAGTACAACAACTAATACACCTCCAATAAATTTGGCGTGTTTTGATGTAGGTGAGATTAAAGGTCCTGGAACACAAATTAAAAACTTGATATTCAAGAGTAAAAATGGTGATAAATACACATTTGAAACAACGTCTTTTGATGCTTATCAAAAAACCCCAAGTATAAAAGTATTTACTAAAGTTAAAATAGAAAACCAAGAGTTTAAAGATTTTTTAACACGAAGAGGTGTTAAAGATGTTGATACTCGCAGTTTTTTATCTACCACAAATGACTTTAATAAAAGTTATTATTGTGCAGTGTTTATTAGAAGTAGTCAAGACCAAACTTTTGCAGACCAAACTTTTGCAGACAATAATCTAATCACTACATTAAAAAATCCTTATTAAGATTACTTCTGTACCAAAGAATCTAATTTATCTAAACCATTTTCATTTGGGAAATAGTTTTTGATAAAAAGATTTACTTCACTTTCGGATGTGTTTTTCAGTTGTCTAACAATATCTTGTTGCACATACCAATGATATGAGTGTTCGGTTTTAGTTGGAACCACACAAGTTGTTTTCGGTTTACAACATTCTTTTTGTGTATTACAAGATGATACAAGAGCTGATAGAACAGCTAATGCTAACAAAACAATTAATTGGTATTTTCTGATGTTCATTGTGAAATAATTGGTTGGTTAATTTTATTATAAATAGTGTCTAGTGAATGCTTGATATGGAACTCCAAATCGTTTTCCATTTTAAGAGCTCTTGTTTCCATTTCTTTAAAGAAATATTTTTCAAGTTTTATCCATTTTTCGTTATTCAACTTAATGAAATAACTGTATGTGTGGTTTGTGATTGTTACTTCGCCACCTTCCATTGTAATGAAGATACCGTGTTCTTCATTTTTGATATAAATCTTATAGGAGATTGGTGCAAATAGTAATTCAGAGTTTTGGTCATGAATCAACTTTCTACAGATGTATGAACATTGTTTTGCGTTGAAACCATGTTTCTCTGTGTCATACGTGTTGCGACGATTTAACTTTCGTAAGTAAATCTTGTAACGGGCTACTAATCTTTTTATGAATCTCATTTATTCTTTATTTGTCACAAAGATATATAAAAAAACAAGTAGTATCAAAAATTTTTTTAAAAAAAATAATTTACAATATTAACAATATGGTGGTGAACATCTTTTTTTACCGTCTAAACCTTTCATTCTACCCTGACATACTTGAACTCCGAACCCATTTCCATAAGCTGAGGGCCAAACTTTAAATTTTGCCTTAGCCGCTGACTTACCACGAGCACATAATTTTGTTCCCGCTTTTTTTCTTCCTTCCATCATGACCATATCTTTATCATCAACATTCATTGATAATTCCATACCGTCTTTTTTGGTTTCATTCATTAAGAAATCAAATACTTGGTCAAGATTGTTTTTAGCTTCAGCAACGTGGTCTTGTGCCCAATCGTGTCCGTTATCCAAGATGGAATCAACCATGTCTCTTTCTAATTCTAATAGAAGGTCACATTGTCTTCTCATCTGTTCAAGGTTTGAAAAGAACATATATCTGTCTGATTGTTCTTTAAGAATTTTTTTAATTTTTAAA